CTTTAGTTCCTCTAATATCATCTGATATATAATCTAATCCTAGAACAGTTCCATTAAAAGTTAATCTACCTGTTGTTTTTTCATATGTAATACTTGTCCAACCATTACCTGTTTTTCCTCTTATGTCAGTTGTTTCAAATTCAATTCCATCATTACTATAAAAAGATACAACTCCTGTATTTTGATTATATGCACCACCATTAAAACCTTTACCATTTATACCATCATTACCCGGTATTCCTTGTGGACCTTGTGTCCCAATATCTCCTTTAAATCCACGAGGACCCTGTGGTCCCTGTAATAACTTAAAATCATCTAATTCTTCACGGGTGACATAAGATGATTCTCCAATAATATTAATTTTTTTAACAGTTAATATACCATTTATTATCAAATCATTATTAAAAGTATTATTACTTATAAATTTGTTTATTGTACCATTTTGAATATTATCTAAATTTAAATTATCAGCACTTGAATTTTCATTCCAATTTAAGTAATATTTACTATTTTGTTTTGTAAAACTTAAGAAATATTTTTTACTATCAATTAAATCTAAATTATTAGGTAAAATATAAGATATATTTTCTATTAAATTATCAGGGCATTCAATTGTTATTTTTTTATTATTATTATTTACTGATATATAATTTGTAATTAATCCATCTTTAATATAAAGATTATGTAATAAATCACTATTTTGAGATAATAAACCCTGTATATCGGTTAAATCATTAAATCCTATAAATACATTTAAATTACTATCATAACCTATATAAATATTGTTATTATCGTTTAGTATTATATTATCTATATTTAAATTAAAATTAGTATTATCTAAATTATTTCCAATTAATATATTATTTTTATTATTATATTCAATATTATTATCATTACCTAATATTATTGAATAATTATCATTTATTATATTATTATTTCCTAGTATTGTGTTATAATATAAATTATCATTAATTATATTATTGTTGCCAATTATTGCATTATTATTTATATTATTTATTAAATAATTATAGTTATTGCCTAATATTACATTACTTGTTGAATTATTTAATTCTTTACTATTTTCATATCCAATTAAAATATTTTTTGATATAAATGAAGATTCTGATGAAACGTTATTTCCTATTAATATATTAAAATTTTCACCAGAATTAGAAGATTGTTTAATCGAAGTTCCAGAATTTTCACCAATTATAACTGAATCTTTAAAATTAAGTGTAATATAATCATTTAAATCTGTTTGCTGATATGGTACATTATTATTAAAACTCATATTATTAATAAATCATATAAATAAATTGTTTAAATCCTAATATAAATGTAACTATAAATGCCAAAGGAGTAAATATATATATATAATTATATCCAGATTCTATAATATTCATTTTATTATTAATATGATAAATAATAATACGATCTTTATTTATTTCCTCATTGTTTAATATATATTTATTTTTGAAATAATCAGGGTTGTTATTATTAATATTATTATATAAACTTACTAAATCACAAAATTTATACATTTTATATTAATTTATTTTTTTATTGTTTATATATTTTAGAAGATTAATGAAACTAAAAGGTGGATTTAGCGAATATAGTTCATGTAATTCAAATGGAGGTATAATAAATGATAATACGGGATTATGTCACGCTGATACAAATAGTAAATGGGATGATTCAAGTTTATTAACAGCATCTGTATTTGGTAGTAGTCATAATAATTCTGTACCATCTGCTAGTAATTGTAGTAATTGTACTCAATTAAGTAATTTCGGAGGAGGTTCTTATATTTCTCCAAAAAATAAAAAACTTATAAGTAATATTTTTAATAAAATGAAAAAAAATAAAAAAAATAATTTACGTAAATTAGTTAATAAAGAAAAAAAAAAGTCATAAAGACGGTATAATTGTATAACCCAATTCTTCACATATTTTTTTCCATATTTGATCTTGCAAATATAGTTTTTCTCTACTTTTTAATAATGGAAAATATTTAAGGTATTCATTTAATCCTAATATTTGAAAAAACTTATATAAAACATAACTATAAGATAAAAAATTTTTTCTATCTTTAGGACAATGTTTTAAAAACGGTGCTTGTATATCCCGAAACATAATACATAATCTATCTTCTAATTCTGGTGAAAATTGAGGCGTAGGTATTCCATTTATTCTGTTTAAAATATAATTTATATGTTCATAATATTTATTTATTCGTAATCTTTTCAAAATTTCTCTCATTTTTGTATATGTAATTGTTTTTGTATCGCTAATTTTTTCTTTTTTAATTTCATTTAAAATTTTCTCAAAAATTTCATCTGGAATATCCGTGCTTTCTTTTCCTTGAACTTGATTACACCATTCTCTAAAATGATTAATACGTTTATAACTAAAATGGGATGTATCTTTTGCATTTTGTTTTAATATAGGTCTATTTTGCTCAACAAGTAGTAATTCTTGATAACCACAATTTTCACAAATCATTATAGCTTCGTGTTGTAAACATGTTAAACTACTATTACATTCTTTACATATTTCAATATCTTCTTTATTTATTTTTTTTATATATTGTTTATTTGTTAATGATAAATATTCATCTACTAACGAACTTTTATCAGTATTTGCAACATTTTGATTAGTATTATTTTTATTATTTAATGCGTCTAATACTGTTTTTTTTGTTTTAGTATTATATGTAGCTTCTTTTTCAATCATATCATAATAATTAAACAATATTTCGCTAGTATTTTTATAATAATCTATTTCGCTATAATTTTCGATTTCCTTTATTTTTATATTTAAGTCTAATATTTTTTCGCTAATATCAATATTACTATTCCATAGTTCATTATATCTATCTGTTTCTAAATTATTTTTATCTAAAGATAAATTACTTATATTTTGAATTATATTTGTTTTAGAATTGTTTAAATTAACTAAATCTATTTTATATTTGTTATATTTGTCTAATTTATTTTCAAATGATTCAATAATATTATGATGCATTGTATCAAGTGTACAAGTTTCTTTTAATTTATCATTTGTATTATTAATTCTTTTTTTTGATGTTTTATCTTTAAACATAACTCTAATTAAAATATTCGTAAATTTCTTTTAAGTGTTATTTTTTTTTTCTTATCTATTAGTATAAAAAGAATTAATTAATGGGTGGTGGTCTTCTTCAATTAGTTGCTTATGGTGCTCAAGATGTTTATTTAACTGGTAATCCTCAAATTACTTTTTTCAAAGTAGTTTACAGACGTCATACTAATTTTGCAGTAGAATCTATATTGCAAACTTTCAATGGAAATGCTTCCTTCAATAATACTATCAATTGCACTATTTCTAGAAATGGTGATTTAATTAATAGAGTTTATATTGAATTTGATGTTGCTGGTTTAGGTTGGACTGGGGCTACTAGCAGTGTTCTATCGTGGCATGACTATTTAGGACTTAGATTACTTAAAAATGTAACTTTAGAAATCGGTGGCCAACAAGTTGATAAACATTATTCCGAATGGATGTATATCTGGAATGAATTATCTTTACCAATTGGCAAAAAAGCGGGATATGAAAAAATGGTAGGTGCTAGTGGAACAGAATTAGCAGGATTATCTACAGCTGATAAAACTAAATTATATGTACCATTAGAATTTTGGTTTTGCAGAAACATTGGATTAGCATTACCTTTAATTGCTTTACAATATCACGAAGTTAAACTTAAAATTGAATTCGCATCTGCTCACGAATGTGTATCTGATTATACTACCAGTGGTAGTGCTTGGACTGATCAACCTAGTGTATCAGCTGCTTCTTTCCCAACTTGCCAAGTATGGGTAGATTATATCTATTTAGATACTGATGAAAGAAGAAAATTCGCTCAATTATCCCATGAATATTTAATTGAACAATTGCAATTCAGTGGACAAGAAGAATATAAATCCCAATTAAGATTAAATTTCAATCATCCCGTTAAAGAATTAGTTTGGGTTTATAACAATACTGATAAAAATGCGCTATGGAATGATTTCAGCCATAGTAATGAAAATCCATTTGAAACTGCTCATCTTAAATTAAATGGTAATGATCGTTTCGCTAGAAGAGAAGGAACATATTTTGATGTTGTACAACCTTATCAACACCATTCTAATGTACCAGTTGCAAGAGGTATTAACGTATACTCTTTTGCAATTAAACCTGAAGAACATCAACCATCTGGTACATTGAATATGTCTAGAATTGATAGTGCAATATTGGCAACAAAATCAAGTTTGACAAGTGCTAATCAAATGAGTGTATTTGCTGTAAATTATAATGTATTACGTATAATGTCCGGTATGGGAGGTTTAGCTTACTCTAACTAAATTTCTTTAATTTTTTTTTCTTATATTATAGTATAAAAGAATAATTATAACTAATGGGTGGTGGTCTTCTTCAATTAGTCGCTTATGGTGCTCAAGATGTTTATTTAACTGGTAATCCTCAAATTACTTTCTTCAAAGTAGTTTACAGACGTCACACTAATTTTGCTATTGAATCTATTCAACAAACTTTCAATGGTTCCGTAGATTATGGATCTCGTGTTACTAGCACTATTTCTAGAAATGGTGATTTAATTAGTCGTGTATATTTAGTATTAAAAAATCCAGATGGTGCTAATTTAGTTCCTTATTATGGTTTAAGAGTAATCGATAATGTAGAAGTTGAAATTGGCGGTCAAAAGATTGATAAACATTATGCCGAATGGATGTATATCTGGAATGAATTATCTTTACCAGAATCCAAAAAAGAAGGTTATTTCAAAATGGTTGGCGGTTCCGGTGGTTCTGGCAGTGTTTTAGGTACTATGTATGTACCTTTAGAATTCTGGTTTTGCCGTAATATAGGTCTAGCTTTACCA